TCATCATGGTTAAGTGGAACAATCCGGACGACTTCTATCGCCCGGACACCGAAGTCGTCATCGATAGCGAGCTCCTGCACAAGTATGACTGGCGCGACAAGACGCTCCAGCTCACCGGCTGCACCTCGCGCGGCCTCGCGCATCGCTATGGCAAGTGGGTTATCGACACCGAGCAGCATGAGACTGACACGCTCACCTACCAGGCGAGCTGGGATCATGCCGAGCTACGGCCCGGCGAAATCATCGCTGTCTCTAACCCTCGCAAGGCGCTGATCCGCGCGGGCGGCCGCGTTGTCGAGCACAATGGCCTGACGGTCACCCTGGACGATGACTTCGAATACACCGAGGGCGAAACCTATCAGCTCATGCTGACGCTGCCTTCGGGCCAGGTTGAGACCAAGCCGATCCTGGCGTTCCTGGATGCCCGCACCATTCGTCTCTCCTCGGCTTTTTCCGCCGAAGCCGAGCCGGACGCGATGTGGACGATCAAGGGCACCGACATCACGCCGCGCCTCTACCGCGTCATCTCGGTCGATGAAACCGACACCAACATCTTCAAGATCACGGCCCTGTTCCACGATCCGCAGAAGTATGCGCGCATCGAAAAGGACATCGTGTTCGAACCGTTGCCGTATGACCGGCCGGACAAGAAGGCGGTTCCGCCGACGAACCTTCTCGTGCGCGAGACCGGCTACGTTACAGGCGGCCAGACCTTCCATTCGCTGACGGTCTCCTGGAGCCCGCCTCCGAATACGCTGTTGCGTGGCTTCATCGTCGCCGTCGACGCGCCGGATGGTGAAAGCTTCGTCATTGGCTCGACCAACGAAACCTTCATGGAGCTGCTCACCACGAAGGGCGGCACCTACAAGTTCTACGTCCAGACGATCACCTACACCGGCCTGACTTCGGAACCGGCGACCATCGAATTCGAGGCTGCCGGCCCGGAAGGCTATCCTGTTCCGACCGTGACGGATCTCGAGCTGGTCGATGATCCTACGACCTCGAACTTCACCGGCACGGATCTCAGGGTTCGCTGGAAGAACAACTTCGCCCTGTCGGCTGCTGGCGCCCTCGAGCACGTCGCCTCGCCGCACTACAGCCACAACACGGTCAATGTCTATCACAATGGCACCGGCGCGCTGCTGCGCACCGAGCGCGTCACCGCGGAGAGCTATACCTACGACCTGGCGTCGAACCGCGCCGATTGCGTCAAGCTGGGCTACGCTACCCCGACCCGCGCCATCCGCATCGAGGTCACTGTAACCGACGTGTTCGCCCGCACCTCGCATGAGGTCGATCGGGTGTTCACCAACCCGGTCCCGCAGGCGCTCGCACCCAGCTACACCGTCACGGCGTCCACGATCTACCTCGGCTTTAGCCAGCCGACCGATCCCGACTATGCCGGTTACGTTCTTCTGCGCTCCGAGGTCGCAGGCATCGATCTGACCGACGATCCCTATTACGACGGCCAGGCCAACCCGCTGACCATTCCCGGCGAGCCGAACACGACCTATTACTTCCGCATTGCCGCCTACGACGCCTTCGGCAGGACGGGCCTGAACTGGTCGACCGAGTTCGAAATCAGCACCCATTCCGATAGCGTCGACTTCGAGCCGCCTGCAGTTCCGACGGGCCTTGCTGCCACTTCGGTCATTCGCGGCGACGGAATGGTCGATGTGACCTACACCTGGGACGCCAACACCGAAGGCGACCTGATGGGCTATGTCGTCCAGATCAAGGAAGGCATGGGCAACTATGTCGGCTTCTCGGCGCCGTCGCCGGCCCTCAAGGTCACGGTGCTGCCGAGCACGCTGCTGACCGCCCAGGTGCTTGCCTACGACACCAGCGGTAACAGGTCGAACTTCAGTGATCCTCCGCTCGTCTACACGGCAAGCCGGGACGAGCTGCCGCCCGCTGTGCCTTCGAACTGGACCGCAAAGGGCGGCTTCGGTCTCGTCGTGCTGTCTGGCGATCCGAATACCGAACTGGATTTCTCCCATTACGAGATCTACCAGAGCACGACTGACACCACGCCTGACGCCTCAGAGCCCGCTACGCTCGTCGCCAGCAGCAACCAGTTCTTCGTCACCGACCTCGATGACGAGCTGACGCTCTATTTCTGGCTGCGTTCCGTCGATGGCAGCGGCAACAAGTCGGACTGGTCCGATAGCCTGGTCGCAACCACGGTCTCCTCCAACGTCCTGCTTACCACCGAGGCTCTCGAGGGTCTGATCGACCGGACGAGCTTTGCGACCTCGATCGAGCCGCCTGGCATTGGTAACACCCTGCCGGCGCTTCCCTTCACCTCGGCTACGCCCAAGCAGTTCTTCCTCACGACCGACGGGAAGATGTATATCCAGAAGGTCGACGGTTCCGGCTGGGTGCTGACCACCTCGACCACGATCCTCGACGGCAAGATTGTCACCGGTCAGATTGCGGCCGGCGCGATCGGCGCGGATCAGATCGCCGCGGGCGCCATCACCACCAAGAACCTGTCCGTTCGCGATTTCACGATCCTTGCGGACAATGCAGACATGCAGCTCGGCGCTGCAGTCGGCTGGGCGGGTGGCGCAAGCCGCATCATCCAGGACGCTACGAATGCCTATCCGGGCCAGACCTGGGTCGCGGCACTGACCGGCACTGGCACCTTCGTCGTGACCAACGTGCTCGAGGTGCCGTGCGTCGCTGGCGAACGCTTCTATCTCTCCGCGGCCGTCAAGACCGTCGGCGATGCCGGCTCCGGCCGCAAGGGTGTCCGCGCTCAGTTCATCGACAAGGACGGCAATCTGCTGACGCCCGGCACGGCCGACACCACTGGCAATCCCACGGCCTGGACTGCTGTTGCGGGCTTTGCGACCGCGCCCGCCGACACGGCCAAGGTTCGCCTCGAGCTTATCAACTACAACAACGTCGGCGGAACCACCTATGTCGCGAACCCGCGCCTGATGCGCGCGGCCGCGGTTCTGATTGAGCCGAACGGCATCACGGCCGACAAGCTGACCACGGGCGAACTGATCACGCTGTCTGCGCAGATCAAGGATGCCATCATCACGAGTGCCAAGGTGCTCGATCTTGATGCTGCCAAGATCAGGGCTGGCACCATCATGGCCGGGACCATCACGGTCAACGGTTCGCAGCTCGGCATCATCAAGAACAATGCGGAGCTCGGCGCGTCCGACCCCGCAACCCGTATCAACACGGGCACGACGACGATCAACGGCGGAAAGGTCACGATCTCCAACACCGGCGTCCTGAGCAATTGGGCGATGGGTGGCGACTCGACCGAGATCAACGGTGGCGCCGTCGCGGCAAACACCCTGACGGCCAACAAGCTGACGATCGGCCAGCGCGGCGTCAACCTGGAGAACGTCCAGTTCTCTTATGACAAGGCGACGAACATCGTCTCGTGGACGGCCGGCGTGTTGCGCTACACCCGCACCAACGCGACGACGCTCCAGCCGGAAGTCGGCTTCGTCAACATCCTGGCCGGCAACGCTACGTGGACCACGGGCCGCCTTTACGTCTATTGGGATAAGGGCGCGACCGACCCTGCCAACGGCGCCAGCGTCACGCTGCTTGCCAGCAACGTCGTCGCAACGGCCAACGGCGACAACAAGCTCGTGCTCGCGACCTATGGCGGTGGCACGATGTTTGTCGCCAACTATGGTCAGACGATCATCGACGGTGGCACCATCCGCACGCAGTCGATCGACACCCAGCAGCTCAAGGCGAACGCTATCACGGCCTCGCTGATTGCTTCCGATGCGATCGACACGCGTCACCTGAAGTCGCAGATCATCACCGCAAAGCAGATGGTCATGTATGACGCCCAGAATTGGGTCGCAAATGGCGAGTTCGAGGAGAGCGACACCGAGGCGACGTGGACGTTTGGCGGCAGCAACATTTCGCCTCTGTTCGGCGGCCTTGATACGAACAGCATGTTCTACCTGTCGACGGAAGGCTCGCAGACCGGCCGCTACGTTTTGGCGCTCGATCGCAAGAGCGCCTCGTATGGCACGAACCTCAACGTCAACATGAAGAACAAGTTTCAGGTGACCTCGGGATCGACCCTGACGGTCAGCGTTGCCTTTGGCTCGCTGAACGCAGCAAGCATCGCGGGCTTCTACATCACGCTCTACTGGTATGACTCCGACGGCGTGCAGACGACCAGCACGTTCCTCTGGAACAACAGCTCCATCCCGGCCACGATCGCCGAGCAGACGAAGAAGGTCGTCGTGCCGGCTGGCGCCACTTATTGCCATCTGCGCATCACCCACGGCGCGGGCTCGACCGAACCGGTCATTTACGTAGACCGCGTTTCGGTTCGTAAGGCCAACGCTGCCAGCCTTATCGTGGACGGCGGCATCAAGGCCAACCACATCGATGTCGACGACCTGAGCGCCTTGAACATCAAGGTGCACAACATCGACATTGACGAAGGCACGATCGGCGGGGAGAAGCTCACCAACGGTGCGATCTCCGAGGTCTATGTCGATAGCTCTGGATCGTCGATCTACCTTAACGGCTCATCGAACATCCTCGTTCGCAACATCGCCGTTAAGGCGACTGAGCGGCTCCTGTTCACCGGTTTCTGGAACATCCGGAGCTTCATCAACTACGACAGCGAAATCACCTGGTTTGGCTATGCTCAGCTCGTGGTCAACAGCACCGTGATCGCCCAGACCATGATCGTCGGGCCTGCCGTTGACGGATATACGTGCAGCAACCAGTCGATCTCCGGCGCTTGCATTATCGGTTCGGACCAGACGGTCACTTGCTATTTCCGCTTCGTTATCGGCTCTGGCGGCACTCCTCGTTCCGGCAGTTATAACGCTGGCGCGCTAGCGCAAAACCCGATGTCTAACGACAGCGTTTCGTGGTCCATCATGAGGGCAAAGAAGTGATTTGGTTCGTATTGTATAAGCCTGATGGCTCGATTGCCCAGCATGGCAACGCGATCTCTGAAGAGGAGGCGGAAGAGCAGGCTGATCTGCTCGGCCTCTCCATTCTTCCCGTGGAATCTCAGCTTGGAGATGTGCGCGACTGGTATGTTTCGGCAGGTGTGCTCACGCCTAAGCGGGAAATCGATGCCGAGGACGAATACACGATCGCCGCTGACGGGGCGGCCGAGGTCTCCTTTCCCGTGCCGGACGGAACCCCGATCATCTTCCAGAAGGCATGGCACCTGTCGGATGGCTCGTTTGAGTTCGCCACGGACACGCCGGGGACTTACGAGGTCAAGATCGAGACCGGGGCTACGACTTTGAGCAAGAGGGTAATTATCCATGCGGTTTGATTTCAAGATGGGGCTCACGGCCATCAAGGCGGAGCTGAAGGCCAAGATCGACCTGCAGGCGGGGCAGCTTCGCTCTCTCTACATCACGACCGTTCCAGGCCAGGACATGGTCTACATGGAGAAGCGTATTGAGGCCGAGCTTGTCGTTGCCGATCCTCAGCTCGGGGACGGGCTCAGCTCCTCCGAGATTCCCCACATCGTCAAGGAAGCCGACACGTCTGGGGTTAGCCGCTACGAGAAGGCGGTGGAGATCCTCACCATGGCTAATATTTGGAAGCAGATTTCCCCGATGATCGAGGATCGCCGGCTGTCGGTGAAGAGCGCCATCGATGCCGCTACGACCGTAGCCGAAGCACGGGCTGTCGCCGACGTGAACTGGAGTGATCTGGCGTTGACGCCCTAAACGACGAATCTGCCGGCTAGGCTCGGCCGATCTTGAGTTTTGGTTGCCCTTTCCTCCCATATGTAGTAAGTAAGAGCTTACTTACTTATTCGCCGGAGACGTGTCATGGCAGCCATGCCTTCCATTCAGCTCAATAAGGAGACGCTCGGTCTTGTGATCGCGTGTTTCTCGGTCGCAGGCAGCATTTTCGCCGCCTACAACTGGCTGCTGGCCGGCCGGGCAGAAAACGCCCCGATCGTTCGCCAGCTCGTGCTGAAGGACCAGGTGCAGGACAAGCGCCTCGATCGCACCGACGAGGATCGCGCCATCACCAAGGAGCTCAGCCAGAAGACCGGTGAACTCAAGGAAGCCGTCGTCAAGCTGACCACGGTGATCGAGGAGAACGGCAAGCTCCCCAAGAAGGCCGAATATACCCCTATTCCGGCACCTACGCGCCAGGCGATCAATCTCGAGGTTCAGTGATGCTGCACCCCGACTGGAAGAAGATCCTGACAAAGGCATGGTCGCAGCGCCTGAACGCGCTCGCCTTCGTGCTCACGGTCCTCGAGGTGATCTTCGCGGTCTATGGCGCACCCGCTTTCATCCCGCTCGGCACGTTCGCGGTCCTGTCCGGCCTGACCACGGCCGGCGCATTCGTGGCTCGCCTCTACGCCCAGAAGGAATTCAAGGATGCCGATTAACACGATCGTCGCCACGAAGCGCGGCAAGGCCGCAATCGCTGCGGCCATCATCGCAGCGACCGCAGGTGGCTGGCATTCCCAGATCGACACCTCGCAGACGGTTCTTCCTCCGGCCGTCATCCTTGCAACCGATGAGCTGATCCTGCCCTGGGAGGGCATGGTCCTGAAGGCGCATTGGGATCGGTTCGCCAAGATCTACGACATCTGCGCCGGCATCACGCGCATCAACGGCAAGCCCGTCACGGCGAATATGTCGTTTACCAGGTCGCAGTGCGAAGCCATGACCCGTGAGCAGATCTTCAACGACTACTATCTCCCGCTGGTCAAGCAGGTTCCGGGTTTCGTCAACTTCCCGGTCGGCGTCCAGGCAGCCATGCTTTCGGGCGCCTATAACTTCGGCGTCTACGGCATGGTTCATTCGAATGCGACCGCGTTTCATCTCAAGGGTGAATACCGCAAGGGCTGCGAAGCCCAGACCGCCTGGAATAAGGCGGGCGGCGTCAGGGTTCCTGGTCTCGTGAAGCGCCGCGAAATGGGTGATGACCAGCGCAAGGGCGAGGCCGAAATCTGCGTGTCGGGGCTGCCCTCCTAATGCTGAAGGCTCTCATCGCACCCTATCTCGGCTGGGTCTACGGCGCGCTCGCAGTCGCGATCGTGGGTGCCGGCATCTACGCCTACAACACCATCTACGACCGCGGCTATTCGGCCGCTGCAGTCGTCTACGAAAAGCAGGCTGAGGATCAACTGAAGGCGAACAATTTCGCCATTGCCTCTGCCGAAAAGGGCCTGCGCGAAGACGTGGCCGCCCTTATCCTCGACAAGGAGAAGCTGGAAGATGAAGTCGCTCGCCTTAACAGCGAAGCCGGGGCGGATCCTAGCGCTCATGCTGGTGGCATCAAGCGCAGCAGCGTGCAGCGCGTTAACTCCATCCGCTAGGGCGCCAATCGCCCTTCCGGTCCTGCCTGTGGAGCTCGCGTGCAAGATCGGCCAGGAGAACTGCAAGCCGGCCTGCGCCTATGGCGTGCTGGTCCCGGATCGCGATCTCGACCAGGCCGAGACGGAAACCTATTGGATCAAGGACCGGGCGAGCCTGCGCAATTGCCGGAACAGCTTCACTGCTCTCCAGAACTACTATGACGCCCTGCGGACCTATCTTTCCACGCCGGAAGATTGATCCGTCGTTCGTCTATTATTGTTAACTTAGAAGTAAGTATATCTTACGATGAATGGACGGGAATACATGTCGGTTATTGTGCCTGAAGATCGTTTCGTCGCAGCCTACAACGACAAGGAAA